GGTTGTCAGGTTGAAGGCTGCTGCTACCGGTAGCAAGTTGAAGAATGAAGGTGTAGAGGATTCGTTGATGGATCTTGCATCATATGCTATTATTGCATTGGTTCTGTATAGGGAGGGACGCAGGCATGAGTGAATGTCCCAGGTGTAACGAAAAGGGAATTATAGTACACTTTGAGAATCCTGATGAGAGCGCAGAAGACAAAATAGTTATACCTTGGATTCTTATCGAGAAGATGGTGTCGCAATATTTGGATAAGACTATTGATGATATGATTGATGTTGGGAGTTTAGAATGAAAGATGAACTGTTTAGTTTTGATAATGTGTTAATCAAGCCGCAGTATTCCAATGTTACAAGCAGAAAAGATGTTGATCTATCTACTCGTATTGGTCATTTAGAGTTGAGCGTTCCTATTCTTGCTGCAAACATGGATACTGTGTGTGAGAAAGATATGGCCGTGGCTATGAATGGCCTTGGTGGATTGGGGATTTTGCACAGAAACCTTTCCGTTGACGTTAGGGTCCAGACTATTAAGGAATTGACGGCTATCTATAATAGTCGTGTCGGTGTCGCTGTTGGAGTCAATGAATTCAGTAAAGAAGATATTGCAAAGTATGTGGAATGGGGCGTTAAGGCCATTGTTGTAGATGTCGCTCACGGAGATGCCTTGCATGTATATCGCGCTATTACTGAAATCAAATGCTTTTTGGAGCGTAATGAATACAATGTATGTTTGATTGGCGGCAATGTAGCTACGGGGGATGCTGTGGAGCGCATGGCTAGTGCAGGCGCTGATTGTGTCAAGGTTGGCATTGGACCCGGCGCTGCTTGTTTGACCCGTGTCAATACTGGTGTTGGTGTACCGCAATTGTCGGCTATTATGGAATGTGCTGCTATGGCTGATTATCTAGGTGTGTCTTGTATTGCTGATGGCGGTATGAAAACACCCGGTGATGTTGCTAAGGCTATTGCTGCCGGTGCAGATGCTGTTATGCTTGGCGGTATGCTGGCTGGAACAGATGAAGCACCGGGTATGATTTATACGGTAGACGGCAAGAAGGTAAAGGGATATCGGGGCATGGCATCTAGCGGTGCAGGTTCTGAATACGTGGAAGGTGCTGAGGGGCATGTGGCTTACAAGGGGTCTGTGCATGATGTCGTAACTGGCATTGAGCATGGGTTGCGTAGCGCTATGTCTTATTCTGGTGCGTTTAATATCTCCGAGTTTCATGCTAAGTCGGAGTTTATTAGAGTTTCCCCTGCGTCCTTGAGCGAAAATGGTGCTCATGGAACTGTTTTATGATAAAATATAAATAAAGAAATTTTCCTGAAATACATCATTTTGCTACTCCGCTGTGATACACTGGAAGTAGTGAAAGAGCTGAAAGGAGCTTTTAATGACAGGATGGGAATTTCCCTCAGGTGCAATTGAACTAGGTGATCTCATGCAGAACCTAAGTAACGTTGCTGATAGTACTTCACATATCGAAATGGATTTGGGAAGGTCTAAGTATATCTCCAAAGAGAACACTATTGTGACAGACTCTGATGAAGAGATTACTTTAACGAATGGTAGTTATCACCAGTTATGTGACATGCTGGATGTACCAGTTAAGTACGGTGAAAGGATGCCAGATCCACTGGCAGATTACACTATCAATTATTTCCTCTCAGAGGGGGCTAGGAGGCCATATAACGCCTTGCTGGACAAGGGGAAGGTAGTTAGGTCATTTATGCGCCCGGACATGCCGTATGTCCGTCACGACGATCTGATGACTTCCATTGTTGATAGTTTTGATGGTACGGAGCCGTTTGTGCATCGTTGGCAGTTAAATGGTGGTAAGTTTAATGTTCAGTTACGTTCATCGGATTTGACATTTGCAGATCCTGGTGGGTCTATGTTATTTGGTGGAATTGAAGTTGCTTATGATGATAGTTGGAAGAAGAGTCCAGTATTTAAAGCTTTCCTAAACAGGTTGGTTTTCGATAATGGCGCTTCTGTCAATGTTGAAAGTCGTAAGTTTAGGGTTGATGGCTACTCTACTGAAGGTGTTTTGTCACAGGCTAGAGAGTTTTCGTCCCTTGCTCTGATACAGGTTCAGCAAATGGTCGATGGACTAGTGGCTATGCAGCAGGACAAGGTTAAGAATGCAGAATCTGCTATTCGTAATCTTTGCATGCAGCATAAGCTCCCTAACAAGCTTAGGGAACTGCTCATTAGGTACTTAACTGATGATCGCTATCTTGCTACTGTACCGGATGGTCGGGTAGGAACCATGTATGATGTAGTGAATCTTTTCACTTTTGTTGGTACTCATGATTATAGTATTACTCAAGAGTATCGTGATCTCCTGTGTGAGATCGGCGGAGGGGCAATGTTTGCACACGATGATACTTGTGTGGAATGCGGTAGCACACTATAAGGAGGAACCTTGTGTGCTGGCTAGGCAATCGCCTGTATAGGCAGTATTGGGAAAGACCAAGCGCCTAGTCAGCACATAAGTGTATATGACTACAGATTTAGATACAACGCAAGAAAGTCAGTCACCTTCTATCGTCAATGAACTTGATGATATTGAAGAGGCTGGCTTGATGTATATCAAGGGATATAAGGTCTCTGAGATATCGACGGTAATGAACATTACAGCCAACAAGGCGCGTCGGCATATAAATGATTATAAGCAATTATTGAATAGGCGGTCTGAAGAAGATCCGTACTTTTTAGAAAAGGTACAGTACAATACTTTAAAAGCTTTAGAAGAGTTTGATGAAGTCTCCAAGGAAGCATGGGAGACTGTAACTATTGCTACAGATCATGGAATGATTTCAGCAAGAGTGCAAGCTTTGAAGTTGGCAGCGGATGTAGCAGCCAAGAAAGCCCAGTTGCATCACTTGTTGGGTGGCAATAATGCCGATGTTGAGTATGTTGCTCGAATGCAACGTGCAGAATCTGTCAATCAAATTCTGTCAAAGATTCTCAGAGACACCATTTCTAAGTTTCCTGAAGTCGCCTCAGAAGTAAGAAACGAGTTGGCTCTGGCTTTTGAATTGATGGAAAGCTCTGATATGGATGTCGTAGATGCAGAAATAGTTGAAAGCGTGGGGAACTAAACATGCCCCATATAATGTCAAAGTGAAATTAAAAGTGTGGGGAAACGATTTGACTCCATATAATGTCTAAGAGGAATTAATAATGAGTGACATCTTTGGTTTAAATGTAGAATTTGATTCTTTGGATAAGCTTTTAAGGCATGAGGAATTGGATGCCGAGCCAGTTCCTTTGGACGTATTTGTAAGTGATAGGCGTTATCTTGGTTTACCGCCATTGTCTGAAATCCAAACTGAGATTGTTAAGATGAGTACACAGATATTCAAACTTGATACGCTTATTAAATTGTATGGCGAAGAGGAAGGCACTCATCGCTATGATTATTATACGCAAAACGAGGTTATCTGCCAGCTTGGTAAAGGGTCCGGTAAAGATCATTGTGCGAGAATTGCTCTCGCTTACACTGTGTACTTGTTGCATTGTTTAAGAGATCCTTTAGGATATTATGGCAAAGCTACTGGTATATATATCGATCTTCTAAATCTTGCTGTTAACGCTCAACAGGCTCAGAGAGTCTTTTTCGAACCTTTTAAGAATTTACTTCTTGCATCACCGTGGTTCAATGAACAGGGATTTGAACCTAGGGTATCAGAAATCTTCTTCTTCTCGCGCCCAGTTAGATGTTTTTCTGGACACTCGGAGTCAGAGGGGTGGGAAGGCTATGAAGTAATGACAGTTATTTTAGATGAGATTTCAGCCTTCAAAACAGACAACGAATTAAAGGGTGATGTTAGATCCAAGGGTTCAGCATCAGCTATTTACAACATGAGTAAGTTGTCTGTTATGTCTAGGTTCCCTGAAATTGGTAAATGTATTTTATTGTCGTTCCCTAGATATAAAGGTGACTTCATTCAGCAAAGGTACGACGGATCTATTGAAAAGAATGAACCTAAAACATGGGCTATTAAAGCTGCTACTTGGGAAGTCAATCCTACTATTGAAAGACATCAATTAGAATCGGAGTATGTTAGGAATCCCGTAGAGGCTAGAGCAAGATTTGAATGTGAACCGCCACATATGGAAGATGCATTCTTTAGAGATGCGGATTTAGTCAGAAGTGCATTTAATGTAGGGGAAGATCCGTTAGATGAAGATGGAGCATATAAGAAATGGTTTAATGGTTCAGATAATTATACGAGGTTTATCCATGTTGACTTGGCATTGAAAAGAGATCGTGCAGCACTAGCGATGGTGCATTGTCCAGGACTTAAAAATATTAATACTGGTTTAGGTGTCGAGAGTCTGCCTGTATTAAATGTTGATCTAGTAAAGTCTTGGGAAGCTGCACCGGGTGCTGAAATTAATTTTGCTAGTATCAGAGGTTTAATAATTGATTTGTGCCGGCGGTTTAGTGTAGCTATTGTTAGTTTCGATCAGTGGCAATCGGTAGAGATGATTCAGTCTTTGAAAGGTATGGGTATCAATGCGGATTTCCATAGTGTCAAAAAGACAGACTATGATACCTTGATGACATCAATCTATGATAAGAGATTGCGTGGATACTGGAATCATATCCTGGTAGAGGATGAACTATTAAAACTAAAACTACTGAATGGTACTAAAATTGATCACCCGACATCTGGTTCAAAAGATTTAGCAGATTCGGTGGCCGGTGCTGTATTTCAGTCTGTGCAACATATTCAAATAGATCAAGAAATAGAGATAGAGTTTAGTACTTTTTCTCAAGAAGAATTTGAAAGTGAATATGATGAAGCAGATGTACGAATAAAGAAAGATTTAACCTCTGAGAAACTGGAAAGTGATGATGGAATTCCAGAAGATATTATGAACTGGTTGGACCTTGTTTAATATACTAAAATTGGGCATAGTATTAAACATATTTGCAGGCCGTCGAAAGTCAACGGTTTCGACTTGGGACTCACGTAAGGCTTCACGTAAGAGTTCTGTTAAGAGTCAAAAAAAATGGGTCTATTGCCACTTTGTAACGCCCTCGGTGTGCTAATCTGTTGGTACTTGGAAGCAACACCCGCG